CATAATTTACAATAAGTTTTAACATTAGATGGTGTATTATTATGATGATCTCCATCTAAATGGTCTAGGTCAAGACTCGCCTCAAACCCTTCAAATGTAGATACAGGGCATGTCCATCCTAGATGACCATCATGATTCTCGCAATAATTCTTTTTATGTTTCGTAACACCTGTTCTATTAATACCTTTCTTACGTGCGGTTGCACAACTAGAGCATTCTGATTTAAATGACCAATACTTCCACTCTCTAACTTGGACATAATTATCACACCCATCATTAACACACGTGGGTAATGTGTGTCCTTCTGCGAAGAACTTCTCTTTCATTTTGTTCATGATACCCATTTTGGGATTATTCATATATCATATCATAAAAAAAGAGACCCTGCAAGAGGGTCTCTTTGAGTAAGAGGATATATATCCTTTCTTCTTACATGAGGTTCTTAACAGAAACGCGACGATAGTAGCGGTTAGTGTTAATAGTAAGAGCACCTGATCCAACAGTTGCGCCTTCAGCGAATGGGTTTGCGACGATGCCGTAGCGAGTCTTAAATCCAATTTTGGGCTGGAAGCTGTTCTCTCCAACTGCACGAACCATCTGTAGAGGAACGTATGGGCAGTAGAATAGACCTGCGTCATAAGGTGAGGAACCCTTGTAACCGGCGACGTAATACTGATTACCACCAGTTGCGTTAGCAGCAGTGAGGTTAGCAGCATATGGGTCGATGTATACACGGTACTTACCTTGCAGAGTTCCAGCGAAGGTGTTACCGGTGTCGTCAACGTTAAGATTAGCGTTGAGGGCTGGGGTGTAATCAAGTACACCAGCCATTGTAAGGGCGGAAGCAACGTCTGCAGAGCAGAGGATGATGTTACCCTTCCCGCGACGAGTTCTTTGTGCGATTGCGTTAGCATCACGCTCGATCTGGAACAGAAGTCCTTTGAACTTCTCAACAGACCAACGACCGTTACTGTCGATGTCTAAGTCGAATTGACCAGCATTAGCAGTATTGGAAACAGCACCCTGTTCAGCAGTCTTATAAATGGTACGAATGACTTCCCTGTTAATTTCAGCAAGGATTTCAGTCGAAAGAATGTTAGCCAATTCGGCTTCTGCATTCAGACCATGAATTGCTTTAAGGTCCTGAGCGAGTTCTAGTGAGTACTCAGCTTTGAGGGCTCTGGACTTCGCAGTCACAGTAACTTTCTCAATACTGAATGCCATCTGGTTAAAGGCATTAGTGCCAGTACCATCTAGTTTCTCAGCATTATCTGTACGTAGACCCTGACCAACGTCATATGCGGTGTTGGTTGCAGTTGCAGTTGGGCTTAGTACGCCAGGGTTAGTACCTGACTGGGCAGTAGTACCCATACCTGTGGCAGCACTAGACCAACCTTGGGTCTTGTTAAATCCAGCAGATTGACCGGAGAATGCAGAATCAACTTCGTTGTAGAATGTCTCAGTTCCAGTCATAGTGCTGTAACGTGAGCGCATTGCGAAGATGAGTCCAGTAGGTCCGGACATTGGTTGAACACCAGCAAGATCATATGCGATCAAGTTTGGCATTGCACGTCTAATCAAGGAGATTAGAACGGGGTCGAAACCAGCAACTGGAGATGATGCTGAACCACCAAAACCTGCATTAGCACCAGAATTGGTGTTAACAGTTGGTTGCTCAGTCAGCATTCCTGTGCCGTTTTCAAAGCTTTGTTGTTCCCGAAGGAATTTTTCTTGGTTTTCTAGCAGGACGGCGGTAACGCTTCTACGATGAGAATCTTTGATTTTATCAAGACCTTCATAGTCGAGAAGTGGTGCCCACTTTTCCTGCAACTGTTCGGATTGGAACATTTGCGTTTACCTATTTAAAATGTTTATAGTTTGATTAATATTAAAGTCAGTTTTGGCTAATCATAGACATTGACTTAAGATAACCAGCCATTGAATTAGAATAAGATTCTACGTCATTGGTGACTCCTTCTGAGAGTGTCTCTGTTTTAGCAGCCGTTGGAGCAGACTTATTTGAAGGGAAATAAGATTCCTTCAAGGTCTCCAACTTTTCACGATATTCTGCTTCACTTACAAACTCTACACTTTCGGAAAGTGAGACAAGCTTCTCTTTCTGAGTAGCAGCAAGGCCATCAGAAACTGATTCGAGGATTCCATCTGCAACCGACTCTGCGAGTCTGCTGTTTAGGGAAACATTTTTCTCAATTTGCTCGTTGAGTTTTGCTTCCATATCATCTAGTTTTTCTACCATACTCTGTAGGACATCATACTTATCTTCAGGGATTGATACATAATGTTCTTCAAAAAGACTCTTAAGACCAGTCATAAAGGACTCAGAAAGTTCCTCCTTCAGACCGTTCTCTACTGCAAGTTGATTCTCAGTGAACCACTCGTCAGCAACATATTCAAGGTAACCATCGACACGCTCATTAAGTGCGCCTTTGACTTCCTCAACCTCTTCAACGAGTTTCTTGGCATAATTTGCCTCAAGTCCCTCTTTGATTTGGCTAACTTGACCTTTAATTGCGGTCTCAAGGATTGTCTTTGCTTTTGCTTTAAAGTCTTCAGACAATTCTTCACCTGCAATCAAGGCATTAACATCTTCTTCGATGTCAATTTCTGTGAATTCTGGTGCTTCAGCAACTACTTTTTCTTCAGTAGTCTCTTCTTCTGCAACCACTTCTACTTCATCAGTAGTAGTTTCTTCTTCTTCAATTACAGACTCGTCAGATACTTGCTCTTCTTCAGGCAAAGCATTCTTCTTGTCCAATGTTGGCATAGCTTTATCGCCAGCTTCAGCATTTTTAGTAACTACATCCTTAACTTGCTTAAGAGGTCCACCTGGATCTTTCAGCTTCGCTGAATCGTTAGTTGGACTGTAGTTATCTGGGGTAGGTCCACCCAAATCTTGTACTTGTGCAGAATTGCCAGGAGTCGATACTCCACTTGCGTTTGTTCCTGCTTTGGGTAGGGGTTGTCCAGGGGCTGCGTTTGCATTAACGGCAGTCTTGGATTGCACAGTGCCTACTTCCATTTCTTGTAGTTCGTTGCCACTAGACATTTTGTAATCTCCGACTTTCTGTAAAGTTAAAATCTATATTTATTTATAAAGTAATTTGTTTACAATGAGTTAATAAACTCATTGAATACGTTTAATTTGTGCTCTTCGAGGCGTTTTTGCTCCGTAAGACGCTCAATTTTGTTTTTTGTTCTGGTTGCGAGTTTCTCACGAAGGGTAGTTCCTTCCCAAATCCACTCTTTTCCTTCCATAATTCCCTCAACAAATGCATCGGGAGCAGAAGGATCAGCAACGATATCAGCAGCAGTTGCTAGCATGAAATCATCACCAACGACATTAAATCCTTCCTTGGTTGGTTTTAATGAACCAATACCACGGGAAGAAACGCCTAATTTTACACCTTCTCCTATAAGTGAAGATGCAATTTGACCCATTGGGGTATTTAAAATTTTAGCTTTTCCAATAAAATTAGAACCCGATTCTCTCAGGGACATAATTTTATGAGAAACTCTATCTAAATTAACAGTTGGTCCATCAGGATGACCTAATTCACCAAGTGCTCTTCCGGTATTAACATTGGATTCGTTATACCTTTTAACTTCACGTTGAAGAGTTGCCATAGGATACATACGACCATTACGGTTCTTAATGTTTCCTTGGAGGAAAACTCCCTCAATATAGAGAGACTTTTTTCCATTCTTTTCTTCAGATATGAATTCGACTGATTCGATTTCTTCTCTAATGAGTTTCATCATGCGTCTCCTGATACTTGAACTTGTTGGATATAAGCATTACCAGATCCAGTTGATGTTAAACATGCTACCTTAAAGGAACCTCTAAGTTCTGCATAATTACTAGATGACAATGCAGTATGTGCATAACCAACTCCATAATTATTATTAATGATACATCTTGTACCAAAATAACCATTAACACCAGCACTGTTATTAACTGATGCTACACATTTATGACTGAAATCATAATAGGATTGATCTCCACCACCTGCATTAGTTACAGTTAAAGTAACCGCATCTCCTGCTTCAAAGGGACAACCTGTTCCTTCTGGAAAATCAATAACAGTGACAAATGCACCATCTGCCCCATTAACACCTGCAGTTGCATTAGTAGTAGTAATACCAATAACTTTATTTGCTCCAGGAGCACCTAAAGCAATAATTCCAGTACCACCTGAATGAACGTAATATCCATTAGCAGCAGTTGCAGTTGGATTAGTTCCAATAGCAACAAAAGAATCAGCACTTACACAAGCAACTCTTAAACTTCCTGTTTTGTGGGCTAATGCACCAGTCGCAGCACTAGATGTGCTAGTAGAGCGAGTAGTGGTATCCCCAACTGGTTTATGTCCCATTATTGTCCAGAAATCATTTTACTATTTTTATTTATAAATACTCCCCTTAAGACTCTGCTTCAACAGTATCTTCCACTTCTGCAGAAGGTGTTTCAGGAGTTTGTTCAGGAGAATCAAAAGTTTTTGATGCTACATTTGGTCGATAACCATCTACTCTATCAGAAGTTTTCGCAAAAAGCATATCCTTAATTGTATCGCTAATTGTTGAAGGTGATTCGTCAGCAACAATCATGTCCATAAGTTTCCCTTGGACCGCATTCATATCAGGCTTGGTATCAGGCATTTTAAATAATCAATGAGTTAACCTATAATATTTATGTATTATTGAGAATGGAAATTATATTCAAGAATAACAGAAGATAAAAGCTTTCTCATAGCCCAAACATCTTCTGTTGAATCTTTAATAGGTTCTTTCCCATCAAGAACTTTTACTCTATTCTCAAGATAAAAATCTACAGCATTATATAATAATCGTACATCTTTTACACCAAAATCTACTCTAACAGCAGGTTTTTCCTCAGAAGATTCTTCAATCAAATCTCTCCACCTTTAGGAAGTTCTACTGGTTTAATAGTTTCAGACTCTAAATCTGGTTCCATAACAGGGACACCACCATTCATATTTGATGCAGTTGCAGGAACAGCATCCAATGGAAGTCCAGTTTCCGGATCAATTGTAGCAGGATCTGGAATAACACCATCTTTAATTTCTTTTTTCATGATCTTATCCTGTTCCAGAATCTCTTCATCAGTCTGGCGAAGGATCTTACGTCTTACATAATCCTGAGAGAAATATCTTCCAATATAAGGTTCTGCCGTAGCAGCACTTCCCAATCTCTCATTTAATAATTCCGCTTCTTTTAGTTCTGAGAAATGATTATCATATAAGAAATCGTACTGAATATGCTCACTCATAACCTCCCAATCTTCTGGAGTAATTATGTTCTTCAGGAGTAATTGGGTCTTCAGCATGTCATTAAACATATTTGAGAATCTCTTTCTCAAACGTCCAACAAACTTAGTAAACTTCAGTTCATCTCTTAATATCTCTGAGGATCTTCCCAGATTGAATCCTCCTTCTCCGTCCATTCTTGATGGGGGTACATTGAGCGACCGAAATAATTTCTTTTTGAAGTACTCAATATCCGTGATTTCACCAAGGTTTTGGCCTCCAGGAAGAGTAGTAATTTCAGTTCCACGACCTCCTTCCCTTCTAGGGAGCCAGAAATCTTCAAGCATTGCCATATACTTCTTGTCATCACGAATCTCTCCGGTAGATGCATCGTATACCAATTTATTACGATAACGCATCATTACGTCACGAAGATACTGTTCTGCCTTCATTTTTGGCAGATTACCTACATCAATATAGAAAATTCTACGTTCTGGAGCACGAGATAGTCTGTAAATAACAAGACTATCCTCAATCATACGTAATTGATTGAGTGATTTAATTGATTTGTGGAGATATGAAAGTGTATTTCCCTTGTTTCTATCAACTAATCCAGAAGTACAATAGGTAATTGCATCTTTTGCTATTTTAATTCCTTGACTAGCACCAGTTGAAGCTGCTCCTCCAGTAGGATATCCTGACTTAGGATTGTAAATAAAGAATTCTTCTATCTCAGGAAACTCATAATCCATAGGATTACCAGTGTCTCTCATCACTGGATTCTTAAACTTATCAGCATCATTCTTCTTCTCTTTACGCACATAACGCATTTTCATTGCGTCAATATAACGTAATTCTTGAAGACCTTCATGAGGTTTCTTTAAATCTATTATTTTATGGTAATAGATTCTTCCATCAATATACCAATTCCTATAAATTTCATGTGATTTTTTATCAAAATCAAGTAAATCTAAAATAAATTTAAACTCATGTCTAATTTTGTTTTTAATACCATCACTAGCATTAAGATGATCTAAATCTAATTCTACGGGTTGATCATTAGTATCAGATACTATTGCTTCATTTACAATATCTTCAATAGCACTATCCGCTTCTGGATGAAGTGCCATTTCACGATATCTCTTAATAAGTTCAAATTCGGTGCGATACACACCTTCCATATCGACATAGGACCCAAAGAATCCCGACGACATATAATGGTCAACCCCGTCCTCATCATTGGGAGGAACAGGGGATACCGCTGTGGGAGAAAGTGGCTCTGTGTCCTCTATTGAGAACCCAAATAACTTAGCCATAATTTATTTTTTACCGTATTTTTATTTAGTTAGTTTGTATAAGTCTGATTTGGCATAATATATCTTAATAAAAAACCCTAAGTATTTAGGGTTTTTGTACTATTTAATTATACCACAAAATGGGGACTTTGATAAGCCCCCATCTCTTTATCTATTATATCTATTAGCCGTTTGCACCACCTGAAATTAGTTCAAAAGTTTGAACTTGGAAATCTACGGTGAATTCTTCAATTGCATCTCCAGTATCATATGAAAGATCAATTGCTGAAATTGAAGTTGGGAAAATGTCAATAAACTTATACTCTTTTAGTACAGCATTGACTTCTCCTTCACTGTCCCTACTATTCTTAACAGAACCTCTACCTAATTGATAAACGGTAGCATCTGTCATATAAGAAGAAGGTTCAGTAGCTCCAAGGTTATTACTTAACTTGGAAATTTGATCCATCCAACTTTCAATAGCAGTCCTGATTATGAAATCTTCATCGTTAATGATAGTAACGGTCCAAGGTTCAAAGGTTCTGTCTCCAGCTACCTTAAATATACGACCCCTGAACGGAACATCAACGTTAGCGATGTTTGAAGCAGGAAGTGATGCTGCTTTGCAAAGATACCTAAATTTCTCTGCTTGCCATCCCTGAACCGCATCAGGTAGAGTAGTTAACTCTACCTCGAACAGATTGGGTCTTGCGCCGCCACCTACTAGTTGTGACTTAAATTGAGAGAGTGTCTTGTTTTCTCTTGAAGTTGCCATTTTTGGTTATCCTCCTGGTGTTATTTAGATAATAAAGTTAAACTCTACCAACCACTTCGTCGAAGCTAACACCAGTTCTGGTGGCAACGAAGGTTAGAGTTACGTAGTTAATCGACTTCGCAGGCTTCAGGAAGATGTCTGCGCGGAATTCATTATTATCGATAACATCAGGTGTGTTGTTAGTGCTGTCGCAAACAACGAGGAATCCATAAAGTCCTCTCTTCGCCTGAACATCACGAAGATATGGTTCAACAATGTTACGGAAATTCGCCCGTGTCAATTCATCGTTGAGTTCGAAGAGTTGAGCTTCTGCTGCTTTCTGCAGTGCTTGCTCAACAGTAAGGAACAGACGACGAACGTTAATTCTGTCGAATGCAGAGGCATAACCAAGAGCAGTCTTATCACCGAAGAGAAGGGTTCCGATTCCAGGTTGAGTGATAACGGAGTTAATTCTCTGAGGATAAAGCTTATCTCTTTGAGACTTGTTGGGGTTGTATGCAAGTTTAATTGCATTGTTAATGATACCTCTTTGCTGACCCGCTGGTGAGAACCAAGGATAAGCAACTAAGTTTGTCCGTACCATTAGACCCGCGATATCCGCATTAGTTGGAATATAGCGGAACTTGTTGTTAAACCTATCGTAAGTATACTTATATCCACTATCAAAGATTGCATAAGATGAAGATGCCAGTGAACTAAAGTACTTAATTAGGTTATCTGTTTGAGTGGTTGTGTTAGTAATACCAACCAAATCACCCTTATGTGGTCCGATTAGAGATACACAATCCTTTCTATTATTTGCAATAGAAATTAGGTATCCTGCTTTTGCTTGAGAATCGTTTTGTGAATCGAATCCAGGACCCATGATAACGTAGTCTGCAGCAATTTCATCTTTGTTGGCAAACTTATCATAAGAAGTAATGATATCACCAAGAGTTGCTTTCATTCCACCAGCAGAAGAATAATCAACTCCAGCTGTTAAGGAATAAGTTTTATTACCAATAGAACTAAAGGTAATTCCCTGTGCATCTTGATTCCAGAGAGAATCTCCAGTTGCTATTGGAGTAAATGATGCGGATGCAGTACCAGTATAGGCAGTAAATCCAGTTGATCTTGGCGTAGTCTCCCAATAAGCATCTGCAGCATTAGATGGATTACCACCAGCGTACAGATTGTCGGAATAAAGTGCCAAGTATGCTTCGTAAAAAATCTTTTGTGGAGAATTTACTGCGGAAATTGAGTCGGATGCCTTAGAAAGACTGATATGCTTCTCAAGGATATTACCCTGAATACCAGTAACAGTTCCTAAATCATCAACAACTACAATATGTAATGCATCGTTCTTACCCTTTCTATCAAGTGAATACTTGTTAGTAGCAGGTTTTGGAGCAATTTCTTTCCAATACTGAGTAGCATTAGTAAGACCCAAAGTTTGAGAATCATACCAATCAGCAACAGTATCAACATCTGATGAGTGACCAGAAGCATTAACACCGGTAGTATTAACACCAGCAGTAGTTACGAATCGAACATCGGTACTAACTCCAGTAGTAACGGATGCATATGATGTCCCTTCTGCGTAAGTAATTTCCGTTTCCGTTGTTACGCCAGAAGTAGAATTGTCTACACGAGAAACTATCTTAACCTCGAAGGTACTTGCGGTTCCAGTAGATGCTGTAGTAACACCAGTAACAATACCCTTTAAATATCCAGAGGTAATTGTTGATAGGGTTCCAGCGCTACTTGCAGGAACAACGACATCATCGTTAAATCCAACAGTAACACCAACACCAATACGGCAACCAAGATTAGTTAAACTTGTAGTAGCAATACCAACTGTTTGGTCTGCAATATCATCAATGAAACAAATCTTTAAATTGTTTGCCCAAGTTCCTGGGTTTTTAGCAGCGTAGTTAAAATTGGTTGCTTCCGTATGATTGTTAAGGTAATCATCGTAGTTATCAATTCTTGCACTACCTGTCAAAGTAGCAGCAGCTTGTCCAACACCAGCATTTGCGTTCGCTAGGGTTGGTCCTGCTGACCTACAAACTTTTAAGACCCCTCCGTATGAAAGGAATGAGGATGCAGACATCCAATACTCAAATTGCGAGTCAGTGGATAGTGGCTTACCAAAAGTATTGATAAGTTCCTGCTCTGTACTTATATCAGTTGGATCATCGACTGGTCCAATTTTAAATGGTCCAGCAATCACACCAATATTATCTAATACATTCTCAGCTCTTCCTATCGTTAAGTCAACCTCCCTGACTAATACTCCAGGAGATAATTGAGGAGTTGCCATGTTTTTGTTCTCCGAAATCTCAGTTTCTCTAAAAAATATTTATTAAAATAGACATTTACGGAGGGTCAAAAATGCATGAACAATCAATGAACACTACCTATAATTCCACATATAGTCCATTCCACCACCTTTATCACCATATTCATCAGTAAACCACCTATCACCATCTTCATCTACAAAACTACTATCATCCATTCCATCATTAACAAATCCAAAAGGTGCCATATCTTGTTCTATTTGATTCTTCTGTTCTTCGTATAATCTCTTCCTTACATCCTGATCAGTAAGTTCTTTAAAATAATCCTGATTAACTAACCACGCATATATGACAAGGCACATAGCAAGATCATCATTACAA